TGTAATTTATTAGCATTCCGAACAACAGAACGTTGATTGCGAAAATGAGTTTGAGACATTTTAACGCCCAAACGTATAAGATCTTTTATACCAATCTTGGCAATATCGTCTGGCAGGCACTTAACGTCCTTAACTATGGTTCCATCAACCAAATTGAGGTAACTAACCATTTTATCATCAGTCCTTGAACTGTGAGGAATAGCTTTCAAGACTGTGAAATCCCAAATATCGGAACAAACTTGGTCGTCCTCGGACAAACTAGATATATAATCTATAACCAAAGACTGATCCAAATAATGATATCCGGGAGTTCTAAATTGAGGCTTAACAGACACGCCAATATGCATGTCTATTCTCCTCATCATAGATAAAGGCTCATTAGAAAAATCGCCAGCATTGAGGTTAGGAACATTAGTAGTCAACAACAAAGTTTTGGGTCGGACAGGAATTTTACCTTTAGAAGCAAGATCAGCCATAACGGCATATTCTGGGTTGTTGTTTTTAAACTTCAAAAGGTTTACAAGTGGAGATTCTTCCAACATATCAGTACGAGTATTGCAAATATCATCTAATACGATAGTCACAACATCAGCGCGATAATTGGAAAAATACTTATCATTTTCATTATGTGTAACAATCTTTTGTGGATCACAATCAAAACCATTGGCTTTAAGGATAGAGATATTAAATAGGTTTGCAGCGGTAGTTTTACCTACCCCAGACAAACCATGAAAACAAAAACTAAAAGGGGCTTCTCTGAGAGCTCCTGAATTTTGGACAATATTATATTCAGCTACCCATTTACGCACGGTAACTAATTTTTGGAAAATAAGGTTCTTTTCAATAGGATGATTAGCACCCGCATGCATGGAAAGGAGAGTATTATTGAGCTTATCCAACTTAGTCCAGAAAATTTCTGGAGTTGTGTCAACGGCTTCTAAATCTCCATTGATCATATAAGGAACAATTTCAATCATTTCTAAATAAAGAGATTCCATAGATTCAATCTCGTTAGATGAATAAAGGAATGGAGTCAAAGATCCACTTACAAAACAAGCGGAAAAGACTCTACCCATCTCTTCAACGAGATTAACGGTAAGGTCCATAGCGGAGAAAGCATTAAATTTAGCAGATTGAATCTGCATATCAAACACTTCCATTCCCTTAATGGTAAATGGGACAGACAAAAACTGACAATAACCGAGCCCAACAATTAAAGATAAAGACTTTTTGATATATTGATAAAGTTTTGTTGTAGAAAATTTTCCAAAATTTTCTCTAAATATCTTAATGGTATCAACAAAGTCCTCACCCGATTGGGGTTCAACTGGGGACAAATAAGAAACCACAGCATCCCAAGAGATACTAGTTAAGGATTTAGAATATTCAGTTTTAATGAATTGCAAAATGGCACTGGAAACTCCGAGATAACTCTTAGAGTCCGAGATAGAAATAATCAAGAGAGTAACTCT